TGCACGAAGGCGGTTTTGATACGCTGCTCGGCAAGCGTATCTACACCTCTCCCTATGCGCCGGAGCTGGCGGCCGGTCAGAAGACCGTTGCTTTCGGCGACTTCAACTACTACTGGATCGGCGACCGCCTGGGTATTACCTTCAAGCGTCTGAACGAGCGCTTTGCGGAGACCGGTCAGATCGGTTTCATTGCATCCAAGCGCCTGGACGGCAAGCTCATTCTGCCCGAAGCTATCAAGGTGCTGCAGCAGAAGGGCACTGCCTCTTCCGGCACCTAATGAAAGGAGGCGGCGGTGATGGACGAGCTTCTTTCCAAAGTAAAAGCCAACCTTATCCTGGAACATACGGCGGATGATGAGCTGCTGAAAGGCTACATCACCGCCGCTGTTTCTTACGCCGAAAGCTACCAGCACATCCCGGAGGGCTATTACACGGAGAACCCCATGCCGCCCACCACAGAGCAAGCCGTCATCATGCTGTCATCCCACTTCTACGAAAGCCGGGACGGCAGCACGGGCGGCTTTTTTGCGGATAACACCGGAGCGGCACAGCAGGTGTGGAATACCGTCAATCTGCTGCTCCGCTTGGATAGGCGGTGGCAGGTATGAGTTTCGGAAAGATGAACGGCTTTGCCGACATCGTGGAAACCCGCCAAGTCAAAGACAGCGAGGGCTTCACCCATTCCGAGGATGAAGTCCTCGCTTCCGTCCGTGTGTACCGGGAAGGCCGGCACGGCAGTCAGCGTTGGGCAAACCTCGCTGCATTCAGTGAAGCGACCGACCTCTTCCGCTTTCGGTGTATTCCGGGGCTGACGGTCACTACCGACCATTTTCTCATCTGCGATGACTGTCGCTACGATATTGTGTCCGTAGAGGATGTCAAAGGCCGTGGAATGTACATCGAGGTTTTAGCGAAAAGGAGTGAACCTACCATTGGCAAAAGCTGAAATGAAAATGCCGGAGGATTTCCTCCTGAAGATCTCCAAGCTCGGCAGCAACTTTGACAGCGTTGCGGATACCGTCCTGCAGGCCGGTGGCGAGGTGGTGCTGAAAAAAGTCAAGAGCAATCTCTCCTCCGTTATTGGCAGAGGGACAAAGTTCAAATCCCGCACCACAGGCGAACTGGAAGGTGCGCTTGGCCTTTCTCCCTCCAAGCTGAACCGGGACGGCAACCACGACATCAAGGTCGGTTTCGCTGAGCCTCGCTCGGACGGCGGCAGCAACGCCAAACTTGCCAACATTCTCGAATACGGCAAGCACGGGCAGCCCGCAAAACCCTTTCTGAAGCCCGCAAAAACGGCATCCCGGCAGGAGTGTATCGATGCCATGACCAAGGCACTGGATGAGGAGGTGGAAAAGCTGTGAGCCTGCTATCCGATTTGCAAACCATCGCAAAAAGTTGTGGGGTTCCCGTTGAAACGGGTGTGTTCTCCGGCAAAGCGACGGACACCTATCTGGTCATCACTCCGCTGTCGGACAGCTTTGAGTTCCACGCCGACAACGCTCCCGGCTGTGAGACACAGGAGGCACGGCTGTCCCTCTTCACAAAGGGCAGTTACACCAAACTGAAAAATGACCTTGTCCGCGCCTTGCTTGGTGCAGATTTTTATATTACCGACCGCCGGTACATCGGCTTTGAGACCGAGACCGGCTACCATCACTACGCCATTGATGTGGCGCAAATCTACGAACTGGAGGAATAAGTTATGGCGACCATCGGTCTTGACAGACTGTATTACGCAAAAATCACCGAGAACGATGCCGGTGAGGAAACCTACGGTACACCGGAGCAGCTTGCGAAAGCCATCTCCGCTGACCTTTCGGTGGAACTGGCGGAGGCGACGCTCTATGCCGATGACGGTGCTTCGGAGATCGTGAAGGAATTCAAATCCGGCACACTCTCCCTCGGCATTGACGATATCGGCTCTACAGCGGCATCCGACCTCACAGGTGCGACTATTGACAAAAACAAGGTGCTGATTTCCGCATCCGAGGACGGCGGCGACCCTGTGGCGGTGGGATTCCGCGCCAAGAAGTCCAACGGCAAGTACAAGTATTACTGGCTGTACCGCGTGAAATTCGGTATTCCGGCGACGAACCTTGCCACCAAGGGCGACAGCATTACCTTCTCCACGCCGACCATTGAAGGCACCATTCTGCGCCGCAACAAGGCAGACGCAGGCGGCAAGCACCCGTGGAAAGCGGAGGCACTGGAGGGCGATGTGACCGCAGCGACCATCACGAACTGGTATAAGGAAGTCTATGAGCCGACCTATACCACGACACCCGAAAAACAAGGTTAACGGAGGTAACGCACAATGGATAACGAAAGAACCGCAGTTATCAACATCGGTGACGAGGAGTACACGCTGCTCCTCACAACCAAAGCCACCAAGGAGATCGCCGGTCGCTATGGCGGGCTGGAGAATCTCGGCGAAAAGCTGATGAAGTCCGAGAACTTTGAAATGGCCATCGGAGAGATCGTGTGGCTTATCACGCTTCTGGCAAATCAGAGCATCCTCATTCACAACCTCAAGGACAAGGAGCACCCCAAGGAGCTGCTCACCGAGGATGTGGTGGAGCTTCTGACCACGCCCCTCGACCTCGCCGGTTACAAAACTGCCATTACGGAAGCTCTCTACAAGGGTACCAAGCGGAATGTGGAAAGTGAGAAAGACGCAAAAAACGCGCGAGTCGGGTAACGGTCTCCGATGCGGAGCTGTTTACCCGGCTTCTTTATTACGGCCTTGCCCACCTTCATCTCAGCCAGGATGAGGTGTGGCTGATGCCGTTTGGATTGCTTTTGGACTTATGGGAGTGTCACAAGCAGTATAACGGGCAGGCTGTTCCTGCTCACGAACACTACATTGACGATATTATCCCGGACGGCATTTAAGGAGGTGACGGCGAATGGCAGATAGTTTCGGACTGAAGATCGGTCTTGAAGGCGAAAAGGAATTCAAAAAAGCGCTGGCGGACATCAACCAGTCCTTCAAGGTGCTCGGCTCCGAAATGAAGTTCGCCACCTCTCAGTTCGATAAAAACGATAAATCCGTGGAGGCTCTCGCCGCACGGAATAAGGTGCTACGAAAAGAGATCGATGAACAGACAACAAAAATCGACACCCTTCGCAAGGCTCTGCAGAATGCCGCCACCTCTTTCGGGGAGAATGACCGTCGCACCCAGAACTGGCAGATCCAACTCAACAATGCCGAAGCCGCCCTCAACGACATGAATCGGGAGCTGGACGAAAATGAGAAGGCCATCAAGGATGGCGGCAAGGCTGCGGAGGAATCCGGCAGTAAGTTTGAAGGCTTCGGCAAGGTTCTCAAAACCGTAGGTGTGGCGCTCGGTGCAGTTGCCGTTGCCGCAGGTGCCGCCGCCGTGAAGCTCGGCAAAGAGGTCATTGCCGCCTATGCTGACTATGAACAGCTGGTCGGCGGTGTTGACACTCTGTTCAAGGGCTCCTCGCAGGAGATCCAGCGGTATGCCGCCAATGCATACAAAACGGCAGGACTTTCTGCCAACGAGTACATGGAGACGGTCACGGGCTTTTCCGCAAGTCTGATCCAGTCTCTCGGCGGCGATACCGAGAAAGCCGCAAAGTATGCGGATATGGCAATCACGGATATGTCCGACAACGCCAATAAGATGGGTACGGATATGTCCTCCATTCAGAATGCCTACCAAGGGTTCGCCAAGCAGAACTACACGATGCTCGACAACCTCAAGCTGGGCTACGGCGGCACAAAGCAGGAAATGGAGCGACTGCTTGCCGATGCGGAGAAGATATCCGGCGTTAAATACGACATATCTTCCTATGCAGATGTGGTGGAAGCCATTCACGTCATGCAGGAAAGTATGGATATTGCGGGTACGACCGCCAAGGAAGCGGAAGCCACCATTTCCGGCTCTGTCAATGCACTGAAATCCGCCGTGTCGAACCTCATCGTAGGCTTTGGTGATGCGGACGCTGACATGGAGCTGCTGTGCAACAATATGGTGGATGCCTTCAAGACCGTGGTGGCGAACATCACCCCGGTTATTGAGAACATCGTGGCGGCTCTGCCCACGGCGCTGGACGCTCTGCTGACGGCTGTGGGTGAACTGCTGCCCACACTGCTGGAAGCAGTCACCGAACTGTTCTCGCAGGTGCTGGAAACGCTGCTTTCTTTGCTTCCGCAGCTTATCCCGGCGGCGGTGTCTGCTCTCATGATCATCGTGAACACGCTGATCGAGAATCTGCCCCTGCTTATCGAGGCAGCGGTTCAACTGGTGTCTACACTGGTGACAGGCATTGCGGATGCACTGCCCACGCTCATCCCGGCAGCGGTGCAGGCAATCGTCACCATCGTACAAGGACTGGTGGACAGCCTGCCGATGCTCCTTGACGCAGCCTTACAACTTATCACGGGACTGGCGCAAGGACTTCTGGACGCAATCCCCGTGTTGATCGCCGCTCTGCCGGAGATCATCAACGGTATCATTACCTTCTTACTGGATTCCATCCCGCAGATTATCGAAACAGGCATTCAGCTTCTGACCTCGCTTGTTGCCGCATTGCCGGATATCATTATGGCAATCGTGGAAGCCATTCCGAAAATCATTGACGGCATTATCAACGCGGTGCTGAATGCGATACCGCTCATTATTCAGGCAGGCATTGATTTGTTAATTTCCCTTATTCAAGCCCTGCCGCAGATCATTACGACCATCGTACAGGCGATTCCGCAAATCATCTCCGGCATTGTCAACGCTCTGGTCGGGAACATCGACAAGATCATCATGGCAGGTGTGCAGTTGTTCGTTGCGCTGATTGAAAACCTTCCCACCATCATCGTGGAAATCGTCAAGGCGGTGCCGCAGATCATTGCGGGTATCGTGAAAGCCTTCGGCTCTCTGATGTATAAGATCGTAGAAATCGGCGGCAACATCGTCAAGGGACTGTGGAGCGGTATTACCCAGCTTGCTTCGTGGCTGTGGGACAAGGTGTCCGGGTGGATCTCTTCCATCTGGGACGGCATCTGCGATTTCTTCGGCATCCATTCACCCTCGAAGGAGATGGCATGGGTCGGTGAAATGCTGGTCAAGGGTCTTGCAGGCTCCATTGACGACAACGGCGATGAAGCGGTCAAAGCCGCAGAAGGAATGGCCGAGGACATCAACGGCGTTATGGGCGACCTTGCCCACGATATGCAGACGGCTTTGCCTACCGACTTTGATGTGAACGGCTCGATCCGTTCTGCGGTGGACGGTGTGGTCGGTAAGGCGGCGTCCGCTTTCACCATCGCCCTGAACATCACGAACTTCAACAATTACAGCAGTGAGGATATCCGTCAGCTCACCAACGAAGTCATGGAAACGGCGAACCAGTTCGCCCAGCGGAAAGGAGTGGTATTCGCATGAGCTATTTCACCTACAACGGCCGCAGTTCCGCTGATTTCGGTCTGCATATCGAGAAGAAGGACGTGTTCTCCGCACCGGAGTACGATGCGGAGTTCATCTCCATTCCCGGTCGGAGCGGCGACATCATCAATCCCAACCGCCGTTTTTCCAACATCAAAGTGACCTACACGGTGTTCCTCGCACGGAAGAACGTAGCCGCCCTTGCATCCAACCTGCGGGACATCAAAGGCTGGCTGTACTCCGAGCCGGACAGATACCACGAACTCACCGACTCCTACGATGCGGAGTATTTCCGTTACGGAGTCATATCCGGCAATCTGGATATTGAGGAGCAACTGAATAAAATCGGTTGCTTCACCGTGACCTTCAACTGCAAGCCTTTCAAATACAGCTTTGCGGGACAGCAGACGGTGTCGGCTGACGCTTCCGAACTGACGATTACCAATCCGACCGCTTTTGAGAGCCGACCATATATGAAAATCTATGGTAGCGGTCTGATTCGGCTCATGGTTCAGCCGGAAGGCGAAGGTGCGAGCCTGTGGACGATTTCAGAGGTCGATGAGTGCATCGAAATCGACAGCGAACTCATGAATTGCTTTAAGGATACCACCCTCAAAAACGATACCGTTACCGGCGACGGCTTTCCTATGCTCAAGCCGGGAACGACCACCATCGCCTGTGCAGGAAATGTGCAGCGGATCGAGGCCATTCCGAGGTGGTGCTGTTTGTAAGGTCGTTCCCGATTGTAAGCGGTAGAAAAATTCAAAAAAGTATGGTATAATGTTTTTAAATGAGAACGACAAGTCGGAATTTACCTCTATCCAAACATACAAGCTCTTGACAATAAAGCTCCTATATAGTATAATTTGATAAACTACTATATAGGAGCTTTTGCATGAAAACAAATGGCGGATTTCTTGTCACCAAAATAAAACAGCTTGGTGACCGGATTTTTGAGAAGATTCTCAGCGAAAAAAATATCGATGCGTTTAATGGAGCCCAGGGGCGTATTCTTTATGTGCTGTGGCAGGAGGATGGAATCTCGATCAGGTCACTCTCGGTCAAATG